CTCAGCTTACTCAAATAAATCAACCAGGGAATCCCCCGTTTCCTTCTGGAAAAGGAAATGTAATTCCAGGACAGGGGAATTCCCCTGTTCAAGACAACCCGCTACAGCGTACGGGAATGTCAAGATCCACTCCGTATTCGGAAGGTGGATCAATACCATCAGTAGGATGGTCAATCTCACCGGATGGCGGGCTACGTCCCGTTCCATCTGCGGACATAAAAAACCGCATTGAGGATCAATTAATCCCAGAGGGTATGTGGGCAGCACAAAATCTTGTAGCTCCCAATTTCAACAAGGGCCCTCAACCGCCGCGCGACGCTTTACCTTCGCCTAAGCATCACTGGCGTTGGTCTATTTCTCGACAAGCTTGGTACCCATCGAAGGGAAAAAGAAACTTCGGCGATACTGTCTTTGAAACCTGGGAAAAGTTCCAGAAGTATCGCAAAAATCCTAAATACAATTACTAGAAAGGAGGAGACATGGCACGACGACGACGTGGCGGCCGCAAACGCGGACGCAAAATGAAATCTAAATCCATTGGCGGAAATGCAATATTCCGCACAAGACTTAAGAGACGCTTGTGAAGCCTGTCTCTTGTACCTGTAAAAGCCCCTTTGTAAAAGGGGGCTTGCCTTTCTCTTGCGGACAGTGTTTACCCTGTCGCATTAAGCGCCGAAGGCTTTGGGTACATAGAATCTTGCTTGAAGACCGTATGCACGGCGACAGTTCTTTCTTAACTCTTACTTATGATCCCAAACTTTCTACATTTCCTAAAGGAGGCTCGCTTGTCCCTAAAGACTTCCAAAATTTCCTCAAATCTCTACGGCGCCGATTTACGACGGCTCCAATCCGCTATTACGGAGTTGGAGAATATGGAGAAGTGTCTGGGCACCCTCACTACCATGCTATCTTATTCGGATACCCAACTTGCTCTGGCGCCCGCTGCATGGACCGCTCAGGGCGCTACCGATGCCCAGCTTGTGCAATTGTGCACGACGCTTGGGGAAAAGGTCACATATATCTTGGCGACGTTACAAAGGATTCAGCATCCTATGTAGCGAGCTACATAACAACAGGAAGGACTCAATCAAATGAATTTACCGAAAAATTTCTCAAAGGACGCGCACCAGAATTCGCCCGAATGTCTCTTCGCCCGGGAATCGGTGCCACTGCTATCTCGCATATTGCAGCTGCATATCAGTCATCAGCACACTTTGCTCCAGAGCATTATAAAAGAGAAGGTGACGTGCCCTCTGTGCTTGAAACAGATGGCCGAAAGCAGCCTCTTGGACGATATCTCAAACGTTATTTTAGATCAGCCCTCGGTCTCACCGACGATTCATTAAAAACACCCGATGAAAAACTCAATCCGTGGAAACAAGAAATGCACGAACTGTATGAAACACATTTCAAAGATGCGCCGTATAAGGCGGATCACTACCAAAAAAAAATGTTGTTGAAAGAATTAAATCGTGATGCCATAACTAATATCGAGTCTAAATTTAAACTGTTTAATCTCAGAGGAGCATTATGAGACGTAAACTTCATCGGCACGATTTATCGTGCGAGCACGATTTCTCTGGCAATATGGGCCAGCTTATCCCAACTCACGTACGAATGTGTTATCCAGGAGACGTTGTAAGACAACGTTCCGATTTTCTTGTGAGAGTGTCACCGATGCTGGCACCAATTATTTCTAAAGTAATGATAAAAGCAGAAAGCTTTTTCGTGGCTACTGATATTATCTGGGAGAATGCCCAGGAATTCTATTCTCGCGGGCAGGATGGAACATCCACTCGCGTAATTCCGAAATATGATACTGCCGGAGGTCCTCTGCCTGACGGTGTCGGCGGTCTTTGGGATCACATTGGGGTTGATCCTATCTCCGGAGGCGTTGCATCGAGATCTTACAATATTCTTCCTATACGCGCCTATAATGCCATTGTTAATTGGCACTACAATGACCAAGATCTCTCTACGCCTCGAACTATTTCTCTTGCCGATGGACCTGACTCCACGACTACATTAACTCTTGCGATGCGCTGTTGGGAGCGCGATCGCTTTACTACTGCACGTCTCGATCCACAGCGTGGCGATGACGTCCTTATTCCTATGGGAGGAACCGGTGACTTATCAGAAACAGAAGCCCCTGTCGAAGGCATTGGCACTCCGAATGCTGTTAACTTTGCTACCACTAACTCTCCTACTCTTCGTAGGTCTGGTCAGGGTTCCACTGGAGTTTATAATCCATACTTTGTCGCCGGCGAAGGTCAGTCGGTCGTTTATATGGAAGGCACTCCAGGCGGAGGTACTGGCGCTATTCCATATGTCAGAACTAATCTTACGGGAATCACTGCCGATATTGATCCCGGGACTATTCGCGAACTTGGCGAAGCCGTCGCAATCGACCGTTTCCGCCGAAGACTTCAAACTGCAGACGGATCTTACCCCGACTACACCCTCGCAACCTTCGGAATTCGCTCACCAGACATAGAACTTCAAAAACCTGTTCTATTGGCGCGATCTTCCTCACCATTACAAATTTCAGAAGTTTTACAGACTTCTCAGTTTTACGATTCTTCCGACGATCCAGTCGGAAACCCAGTCGGTGAGATGGCCGGTCACGGTATCGCAACCGCCCAAGGCCATGGCTTTAAATACAGAGTGAAAAAACACGGCTACATTATGACGATCTTTTCTGTCGTCCCAAAAACTATGTATGTCCAAGCAGCGGACAAAGAATTTTTCCGCGAGACAGCTGAGGACTACTATGATCCAGATCTCGACCAAATTGGCGAGGAGCTAATTACAAATAAAGAGGTTTACCTTGGTCACTCAGTCCCAGATGGCGATTTCGGCTATCAGTTTCGCAACTATTGTGATCGTTCATCTTTACATCGCATATCTGGTGAAATGCGAACTACGCTCAACTACTGGCACCAAGCACGATCTTTTAGTTCGGATGTGGCGCTTAACGGCACTTTCGTTACTTCTAACCCTACTGACCGCATCTTTGCTCTGGGCTCAACTGTTAATCAGCTGCGAGTAAAAGCGATGCACGATGTTAAAATGCTCAGACAGATGCGCAGAATCCCAATGAGAGGTGTATTATGAAAAAACCGATTCCATACCAGGTTCATGAAATTACTGATCCAGTTCCCATGAAAACTTCAGTTCGTTTTAAACGCCCTCTATCGGCCCATGAGCGCGTTAATCGCGCGATTAAGATGTTCGCACGCCAGCAGCAGCTTGACGCGCAGCCTGGCGACGATACGTTCGATGCACCCCCACACGAGGGACTTGCCGCTCATCAGCTCATGATAGATCCTGAATCAGGCCAAGAAATTACGGCCGCAGAATATACTATGCTCCAGGAGGAGCGACAGATCGCCCATGAGCAACTTCAAAAAGCAAAAGAAGACTTTATTGCGGCCAACCCCGAACGCTATGCACCAAAAAAACCAAAAAAAGGGGCTAAAGCCCCTAAACCGACACAAGCGGAGTCGGAAGAGGACGAGTCAATCGAGGACGACAACTAGTACACTACTTGATGTGTACTAGGCTAGGTGACACCATCGCAGTGTGTCACCTAAACCAAAAAGGGGGTTGAAGTGGCCAGGAATAAAAGTCGGCGAAATAAAATTTCTAACCGTAGGTTGCCCACTGGTAACTGGCTCACGAAGCTGAAGCGAAGCTTCGGCACAACCCCCGATCCTCTCCTAACGAAATACCGCGCATTCCATGCTGGTAACCCAAACGTCACCATGAAATTGAGTGAACTCGAAGAGGTGGAGAGGAAGTACGCTCGTCAGCTACGTACACAGTACCAGCAGGAGTACGAAAATAAAAACATAGACCGAGTGACTTCCCCTCGGGCTATGCAATCGCGCCTTTGGCGCCCCCAAGGCACGAGCACGGTGCTGAAGGCACTTGTAGCCACTGCCTTAGTTAACAACAACCTTACCCCCTCTGTGTGCTTTAAAAGGGCATCCAGAGCTGAGGTCTTACACGCAACAGGCCGTACCGGTAAGGTCGGCCAAAAAAGTCCAGTATGGACAAAACAATCTAAAGTGAGGTGTAAATAATGGATCCACTAACAGCCGCAGCTGGTATAGCTGCTGGTTCAGCCTTATTAGGCGGCCACATGGCAGACCGTTCAGCTAGAGCCGCCGCGCGAGCAAACGCAGCGGCTCAAGAACGGTTCGCTAAAGAAGGTATCAGATGGAAAGTGGCGGACGCGAAGGCCGCCGGTATCAGCCCCGAATATGCATTAGGAGCACCTACTACATCCTTTACACCAACACACGCAGGCGGTCAAACTGGTAACATCCTGTCAGACGCCGGCCAAAATATAGCCAGAAGCGTATTAGCGGCTGGCACAAAAGAAGATAGAGCACTAGATGCTCAATTAAAAACACAAACTGTTCGAGGTATGACACTCGACAATGACATCAAACAATCTCAGCTTACTCAAATAAATCAACCAGGGAATCCCCCGTTTCCTTCTGGAAAAGGAAATGTAATTCCAGGACAGGGGAATTCCCCTGTTCAAGACAACCCGCTACAGCGTACGGGAATGTC